TTAAAAATTTTCTGCCGGGGCAGGTTCGAGGCGGGTTTCGACCGGCGTGCTCAGGTGTGCGCGTGCTTCGGCGAAGATCGCCGCGACATCGCCGCGCGCCAGGCGCTTGCTGTCCGACAGCACCCGGCGCCAGCCGCGCGCGCCATGCACGCCGCGGTAGAGGCCGAGCGCGTGGCGCACGATCGCGCCCAGGTAGTTGCCGCGCGCGACTTCGTCGATGCAATAGGCGATCAGCCGATCCTCGATTTCCTCGCGCGTCGGCGCCGGGCCGGCTGCGCCGTAGAAACGCGCGTCGACCTCGGCCAGCACGAAGGGGTTGTGATAGGCCTCGCGGCCCAGCATCACGCCGTCGACGTGCTGCAGGTGCGTCTCGACTTCGTCCAGCGTGGTGATGCCGCCATTGATGAGGATCTCGAGATCGGGGAAATCCTGCTTGAGGCGGTAGGCATAGTCGTACTTGAGCGGCGGGATCTCGCGGTTTTCCTTAGGCGAGAGCCCCTTCAGGATCGCGTTGCGCGCGTGGACGATGAACACCTCGCAGCCTGCTTCGGCGACCGTACCGACGAAATCGCGCACGAACGCGTAATCCTCGACCGCGTCGACGCCGATCCGGTGCTTGACCGTCACCGGGATCGACACGGCGTCGCGCATCGCCTTCACGCAATCAGCCACCAGCGCCGGTTCGTTCATCAGGCAGGCGCCGAACGCGCCGCGCTGCACGCGCTCGGAAGGGCAGCCGCAGTTGAGGTTGATCTCGTCGTAGCCCCAGTTCTCGCCGAGCCGGGCCGATTTCGCCAGGTCCTCGGGTTCGCTGCCGCCCAATTGCAGGGCGACCGGCGCTTCCTCGGGCGTGAACGCGAGATGGCGCGCGACGTCGCCGTGCAGCAGGGCGCCGGTCGTCACCATTTCAGTATAGAGCCAGGTATGGCGCGAAATCGACCGGTGCAGCGACCGGCAGTGGCGGTCGGTCCAGTCCATCATCGGTGCAACGGAAATTCGGCGACCCGTTGATTTCGTTGATTTTTCCTGAAGAATCATAGTGTTGCGACCATTTTAAATCTGTCCCTTTTCCTACTCTTGCCGGCCGATTTCGACTGTTTTTGCACCTCGGTGCTACAATGTAGCACCACAAAACAGGAATGTAGCACCGGGCAAATGGGCACGATCGTACCGAGAAAACGAAAGGACGGAAGTATAGGCTACACCGCTCAGATCCGTTTGAAAGTTAAGGGAAAAGTGGTCCATACCGAGGCCAAGACGTTCGACCGCGAGCCGGCCGCGTCGGCCTGGATCAAGAAGCGCGAGCGAGAGCTATCTCAGCCAGGGGCTATCGAGGGGGCGAAGCGGGAAGATCCGACGCTGGGCGAGGTGATCGCGCGTTATATTCGCGAGGACAAACGCGGCATCGGGCGCACGAAAAAACAGGTGCTGGAAACGATTCGTGGCAAGGACATCGCCGAGCGGCCGTGCTCGGAGCTGCGGAGCGCGGACTATATACAGTTTGCCCGGTCGCTCGACGTGCAGCCGCAGACGGTCGGAAACTATATGTCGCACCTGGGCGCGATTGTCCGGATCGCTCGGCCAGCATGGGGGTATCCGCTGGCGGAAAGCGAGTTCGATGACGCCATGGTGGTCGGGAAGCGGCTGGGCCTAACGGGGAAATCAGTGGCTCGGGATCGCCGGCCGACGCCGGACGAGCTAAATCGGATCTTGGAGTATTACACCGAGATGGCGAAGCGGGAGCGCGCTGAACTGCCGATGCGCGAGCTAATTGTGTTCGCGCTCTTTTCGACCCGCCGACAGGAGGAAATCACGACGATCCGCGTCGAGGATTTCGAGGGCGATCGGGTGCTTGTGCGAGATATGAAGCACCCTGGCCAGAAGAAAGGAAATGACACGTGGTGCGATGTGCCGCCCGAAGCGGCGCGAGTGATCGAGGCGGTGCGGCCGAAGTCAGGGCCGATCTTTCCCTACAATCATCGATCGATTAGCGCCAGTTTCACCAAGGCTTGCGCCTTTCTCTCGATCGAAGACCTGCATTTTCATGACCTCAGGCACGAGGGGGCATCGCGGCTGTTCGAAATGGGGTTGAACATCCCTCACGTCGCGGCTGTCACTGGTCATCGGAGCTGGTCGTCCCTGAAGCGCTACACCCACCTGCGTCACGTGGGCGACAGGTGGGCGGGGTGGGCATGGCTTGACCGAGTGGCGCCGCTTCAGGAACAAAGCTGATTGCATTCCTTGACGGCGGCTGCACGACGCTGGTCGATGTAGGCAGCAAGGTCGGCCACGTGCATCCCCTTGGCGGCCTTCTGCGATCCTTCGATTCGGACCAGGGGGAGGGCGATCTCCCCAGCGTTTATCTTGCGCTGCAGCTTCTCCGGCGTCAGGTGGGAGAAGTAGTCCCGGCACACGAGCTCGATCGGGATAACGGCGGCGGCGCCATACTGCGCCATGAGCAGGAAAATTGTCGTCATGCGCGTTGACCCTCCTTGGCAGCACGGTCGACTTGCTCGACCTCGACCAGCGCGTTGTGTGCGGCATCCGTATGTACTCGCGATTCGGCAGGCCCGCCGTCCTGCGGCGCGAACGCTGCATGGCGTTCGTTGACCAGGTCGCTAATAGCCTCGGCCAGCGTCTCGTCCCGCATCTGAGGGTGGGTTGTGTGTGCCAGCAACTCGAACAGCGCAGCGCCGACGTTAGCTAGACCAGCGATCGTCTGCCGATTGTTCGGTTCGAAATCTAAGTCGCCGTCGTAGACCGCATGGAAGTGGTCGATTGCCTTCGTCGAGTGAAGATAGCGCTCTGCCTGGCCCATCAGATCTGAGCAGTCGAGGTGGGCGGCACGTAGGCGCTTCACGGACGCGACCACGATTTCGCGTGCCTTGGCGATGTGTGCGGCGTGGAGGGCTTGATCAATCATGTCGGGTTCTCTTGGCGGTGGAATTGGGAAGAGAGCGGGCGAGCTGCATGAGGCCGGTTTCGAGCGTGATGCCGGCGGTTGCTGCCCAGGTGCGGGCTTCTTGCGCGGCCTTGTAGCGGGCGAATGAACCGATCTCGTCGGCCATCAGATCCAGCAGCTCGACGTCGGCTGCGTGCGAGACCTCGGCGATCAGTGTGCGGATCTCAATGCGAAGGGCATCGAGCCGCGCGAGACGGCTTTGGCGGGCATCCGCCAAAGCTTTGTTCGTCTGGATAGGTTTGCGCCGCGCGAGCGGCGCCTTCCCTTTCTGGATTGCTTTTGCGGGCGAAAGCCCGCTGCTGTCCGTCTGCATCGACGTCCCGTTGACGCTTACGAGCGCGATAGCCGGGTGCTTCGTCGCGCGCTCCCGCTTGCGCGGCAGCGGACGTGGGGTAGAGGGGGCCGAGCGAGGGCTCAATTGGCGGCTCCTTTGGGATAGGGCCATGCGGCATCGGGCTCAAGTCCGGGTTTAGTCCCGCCTTTGGGCCGAGCCGCATCGAGCATGTCTGCTAGCGGCAGCATTGCGCTGTGAACCGTCGCGATAGTGGTGGAAGAAAGCTTACCGAATCCGCTATCGTGAAGCACCGCCTGCAGCGCATCCAAAAGTTGCTTTGCCTGCTGCTCGTTGATCTTCGTAGGCGTGATTGAACGCGTTGCCGGTTGTTTCCGCCTCGGCGATTGCTCGGACAGGCGATTGGGCACCGCTGCAGCGGGCTGTCGGGCATCTCGCGACGCGTCGAGGTGTTTCTTTGTCACTCGGACCTTGCCGGACCCCGCAGCCTTCGCCGCACCCTTCTGCAGTCGTTCAAGAGCTTTGTCGGCCCCGTGTTCGCGAATCTGCTCGATCGCCAGCGTGCCGGCGACGGCGCCATTGCGAACCATCTGGTGCAGTTCAACCGGGGCTCGTTCGAGCAGCCCGACATCGCGGACGGTTTGGTCCGTGACGTTTAAGCGCTTGCAGATCGCCGTGAGTGTCATGCCGTGAATGTCTCGCAGCTCGGCGATGACGCCCGCTAGTTCGAGCGGCGATGAGCGTTTGCTGTCGTTGCTGAGATAGCCGTCGATCACCATTTCGGCCCGGATGACCGTCTTGGCATCGCGTACGACGACGGGGATCTTTCCGACGTCCTTGCCGGCTTTGATTGCCTTCCCAGCCGCGAGGTAGCGGTGCTGCCCCTTGTAGAGATACAGCAGATCCTTGCCATCGACCTTTCGCACATAGCAATGCAGCGGCGAACCCTTGTCGTAGCCGTTTTCGACGATTAGCGCAGTGAGGTGGGTAACCCACTCAGGGTCGACCGGGCGGATGTTGTCGGCCGGGTCATAGTGAAGTTGATCGTAAGGCACCATCCAGAGGTCTGCGGACGTCGCGCCGGCAGTTGCTGCGGCTGCTTTCGCGGTGCCAGTGGGGATCGGCGCAATGAGGTCGAGGTGACGCGTCCGGTCGTCCATCACGCATTCTCCATCACCGACCGACCATGGCCGTTGCTGCTCTGCTTCGCTTTCTTGATCGCCATCGATGCCGCTTTGCCCGCAGCGCGTTTATTGTCGCGCAGCCGCTTTGCCGCCTGGACGCAGTCGCACTCGGACGGAATCGACATCTGCATGCCGGCGATCTCGTTTCCATCGAGGATCGAATACAGCGTATTCAGACTGTCGGGGATAGGGCGGCAGCGGACAAGGTACTTGCCAACATGGATCTGCGTGGCGGTTCGATTGGTGTTGCGGTCGTAGCGCGCAACGCTGCGCAATCCGAGGGTGTCTCTGCGAGCGGCGTCGAGGTGAAAGGGGGCTTTGAGCTTGGTGCGCGGCATGGTCATGTTCTCCATGGCGCCGGGGAGTGCCCCGGCATAAGCGGGGCTGTCAGGCGGTAAGGTGGCGTGCGGCCGGCTGTGCTTTGGTCGGCGAGGACGGCTGTGTGTCGTACGGCGCTTCCTGTGCGAGGTCGACTGCGATGATCAGGAGCGCCGCAACAACCACGACGCGGACGATCGTGGATTTCTCAAAGTTGCTTTGGCGGGCCGGCTCGGACGGGGTAATGCGGGGCGTTTGCTCGTTGCGGAGCCAGTCGTGACGGGCTTCCGCGTGCTGATCAATCAGTTTCATGGTGGCATCTCCGGTTGAGCGTCAGATGACGCATTGGACCGGAGAATAGCCATTAATGGAAAATCATGCAAGCCAGAAATGGCTATTTAAAATCGGGGTGATCGGTGGGATGCCTCTTTGTGGTTGGTTTGGTCTGGGTTGACGTCGTGCGGCGCGTAAGGAGTGCTGCTGAGGTTTGGGCGGCGATTGACAGAATTGCGTCGAGCCAGTCGAGCGGGTTGAGGTAGGTCGCAACGACGAAGCCTATGCAGGCCAGTGCGACGAGCTGTAGCCCGCCGCGCTCACGGGTGCGTCCGCGCCGCTCTCGATGTCGGTGTTGCTCAATCGTGGTCGCAAGCTGGCGTAGTTCGCTGGAAACGGCGGCGGCCATTTCCGGCTCAATTCCAGAGGCGGATATGCAGATGTGGCCGTGTGCGTCAATGTAGACGGCAGCGACCGCGACTGCCGGTGAGCTGGGGTCAAACAGCGTGCGCCTTACGTGGCGGCGAGTCGCTGTTATGCGATTGCGGACTGCGAGGGCGTGCGCCTCGCGAGGATGGGTTTCCGTGCCCCGGAAATCACCGAGACGAATTACGGCGGCTTCGTTTCGGTGGGTTGGTCTGCTCTTTTGGTTCATGGCCAATACTCAGCGTGTCATCATTTAGTTCACGCTGGATGGCGTTGAGCAGGCGCTCCTTCAGGCCGGGAGGTGGCTCTTTGCTTGAGTGGGCGGACAGCGTATTGGCGTCTGTCTGCGATTCGTTGCGTTTAATTATGAAGTCGATGAATGTGCTGATTTGCTCCTTATCGGATTTCGGCAGGTTGTTGTAGCCCGGCGCATCGTACACGAGTGGTCCGGTCGCTGCCTCGGAGTCGTCCGATAGTAACGATGCTGGCGTGACGCGGAATGCCTCGGCCAGCGACTCAACTTGTACGAGCTGTGCGTACACCTCTGCGCGCAAGATCCGTCCGACAGTGCTTTGGGCGATCTTTGCTCGTGCCGCAACCTTCACCTGGGTGTCGAGGTGTGGCGTCGCGGCCATAAGGCTCTTCAGGCGATTGGCAAGTACCTGCCGGATGTCAGCTTTCTTCATGTTAGCTAGCGTGCCACCAATGGATATCCATATGTGGCGATCTTCGGAGGCCTTTCGGTTGTTTTAATAACCATTAATGGCTATCATGTCGATGCTCATCTTTATGGGGTTCCGCAATGATCCAACTCCGCTGTTCGCTTTTGGACGTGACGCTCGAGTGTCTTGAGCGGGAGAGGGGCAGCTTGCGCGAAATCGCAAAGGCAACCGGTGTTCCGTACTCAACGCTTTCGAAGATCAGTTCACGCGCTGTAACCAACCCGCGCGTGTCGACGGTTCAAGTTCTGTACGACTACTTCGTCGACCGAGCACTTGCCGCGAGAGGCGAGTCGGTTGCGACGCGTTGATATCGCCATCTGTCTCCATGGCGAATCGTATTCGCGTGACGCCGCGAGAGACAGGATGAAAATCCTTCTCACTCAATATCCGACGATGACCTGCCGATACGACAGTACCGAATGGCTGGACGTGCTCTACACGTCCGTGCGCAACACGCCGGGCGGCGTCGCCGACGCCGCGAATCACCTCACGAATCGACGCGGAAAGAACATCACGCCCGAATCGCTGCGCCTTCGTCTGCGTGGCGTCGGCGACAGCCGGCTTTCGATGGAGATGTTCGAGCTGCTGGTCGAGTGGATGCAGGAAAAGGCCGAGGCGAGCGCGCACGCGCTCGACGCCTTGCACGCCTTGAATGCGCGGTTCGGTCTCGTCGCAGAGGCAGTCGACGAGCAGGGCGTGGACGACGCGGTCGACGGCGGTGCGATGCGGCTGGTCTCCACTGCCTTGAGCCTGCAAGCGCACGTCGGGCTCGTTGCCGACGATGTCACACGCGTCCTGGTCGATCGCCGTATCGACGACAACGATGCGGAGAAGATCATCGCGACAGGGCGGAAGGGACAGCGTCTGTTTCAACGCCTGATTCATGCGGCCCGTAACCTCGCAGCCCGACGTCGGCGCCGCCATGGATCGAATTGAACCAGGTATGGGCTGCTGCCGCATAGCGCGGGAGCATGTTGGCCTGTCCTGCGATCGCGGGCAGCAACTCGCGTGTGGTCGAACCGCGCTGGCCTGTCGCCTTGACAGGGCGCCCGAGGATGCGGGGCGCTTGTTCAAGTCGTTGATGTCAACGTTCCCCGATCGCCTCGCGATGTTTGCCGACGAGGCAATCCAGGCCGGCCGCGTCGACGCCTTTGTGCGCGTCGCCGCGCGCGTGTGCGCCGCGCTTCCCACCAAAGCGGAACGCCATTCGTTCCGTGATCAGTTCGCCGACCACATACCGGCGGATGACCTGTCCGCGTTCGATACCCAGATGGCCGCCGAGTGGCGCCGCCTGCGCGGCAAATAACCGGAGACCAAAGTGACTTTAGAGCGTGTGAGCCGCGCATTGCGTCGGCGGCACTCGGTGCCGCTGCGTAAATCGATCGGCGTGAATGTCTATGCCGCCGGCCGTAAGGCTTGGCGTTCCACCCTGCATCAAATTGAACTGGAAAGGAGAATTGCGGAATGTCGTCGCTAGACCAGATTCGCGCGCAGTTGGCGGCAGCGGGTCATCCTGAGCTGCCTGTCGGACACCCTGTTGCGGACGGCAAGCACCATCGATACGGTCCCCGCAAGAAGTATTGGTATCAACTGCGCGAAGTCGTGAGCAAGGGCGCTGTCATCGGCTACTCGGGCACCTACGGCTATTTCTCCGGCGACGATCCCGGCACCGAGCGGTTCCAGTGGGCCGGTGCGCCCCTGAGTGACGAGGTGCTTGCCGAAACGCGGCGCCGCCAGGAAGCGGCCGAGCGCGAGGAGGGCGAGCGGGCAGCACGGCAGGCGCAATTAGCGGCCAACCGCGCACGCAGCCAGTGGGATCGAGCGAGCGACGTCGGCGTATCCGCCTATCTGGAGCGCAAACAGATCACGCCCGAGGGCGTACGGTTCGACGCCGACGGCACGATGTTCGTCCCGATGTACCGCTATGAGGCGGAGGGGCGGCTCGTCGGTCTGCAGAAGATTACGCCGAACGGCGAGAAGCGCTACAACAAAGGCATGGAGAAGAAGGGCGCCAGCCGGCTGCTCGGCAGCGTCGGCGCCGAGGACAAGATGGTGCTGGTCGCCGAGGGGTACGCCACCGGACGCTCGATCCGTATGGCGACGCGTGAATCCTTCGCGGTGTCCGTTTGCTTCGACGCCGCCGGCATCCAGTCGGCGGTGCAGGGGCTGCGTGCGGCCTTCCCGGCGGTTCATATTCTGGTGTGTGCCGACGACGACTGGAAGATCGAGCAGCGCCTGCGCGAATGGCTCGTCGAGGAGTTCGGGTTTCGCGGTGAGCTGACATACGGGGCATCACCGATCAAGGTCGAGGCGAAGAACACGTGGTACATGCTGGCCGCGCACAAGCGTGTCGATGACAACGGCGTGCAATTCGTCGAGGCGACATACGGCAACGACGTGATGCCGCTGCGTCGCAAGCGCTTCGAAAACACGGGCCTTAAACGCGCTCACGAGGCGGCAGCCGCGGTCGACGGCGTGTCGGTCACCTATCCGACGTTCGCCGATCGCGGCGATCGGAAGCTGACCGACTTCAACGATCTGCACGTCGAGGAAGGGCTGGAAGCCGTCGAGCGGCAATTGCATGCGGCGATTCGGGCCGTCCTCGCGCCAGCCGATGACGAGCAGCAGCCCGCCGAGGTCGTGCCTGCCGAGCGCGCGATGCAGTCGGCCGCGACGTCTGCTGCCGCAGAGGAGCAGGAGTGGGACGGGCGCGAAGCGGAGAACGGTGCCTTCACCTGGGAGGAGAGCCTTGCGAGATCGGACAAGGGCACGCTGCTGCCCACGCTTGGCAACGTCCATCTGATTCTGTCGAACCATGCGGAGTGGCGCGGTGTCATCGCCCAGGATGATTTCGCCGGTCGGGTAGTCAAGCGCCGCGTGCCGCCGTTCGGGCAGGGAGCGCTGGGTGAATGGACCGACATGGATGACCATCGCAGCACGCTTTGGTTGTCGCAGAAGTATGGCCTGAACGTTCGGCCGGACATCGTCATGAACGCTGTCTTGCTCGTTGCCGATGCCACGCATTTTCACGACATTCGCGAGTACCTGAACACCCTGGAATGGGATGGCGTCGAGCGCGTGAAGTCGATGCCCGCGACGTACCTGCACGTAGCCGACAGCGAATATGTCCAGTTGGCGTTCATGAAGTGGATGATCGCCGCCGTCGCGCGTGTCATGCAGCCGGGCTGCAAGGTCGACAACGTCTTGATTCTAGAGGGGCGGCAAGGCTGGCGGAAGTCGACGGCGCTGAAGGTGCTGGCCGGCAAGCAGTGGTTCACCGACACGCCTATCCAGATCGGCAACAAGGATACCTACGCCGTCATGGCCGGCAAATGGATCATCGAGCTGGCCGAGCTGGACTCGCTCAACAAGACCGACTCGTCGGCCGCCAAGAGCTTCTTCGCGACGGAGACGGACCGGTTCCGTAACTTCTACGGCAAGCGGGCGACCGACGTCCATCGTCAGTGCGTGTTCGCGGGCTCGGTCAACTTCGATGCCTACCTGAAGGACGAGTCGGGTAACCGGCGGTACTGGCCGCTGCGTTGCGGCGGTCTGGTCGACATTGACGGCATCGCACGCGCACGTGATCAGCTTTGGGCCGAGGCGGTCCACCTGTATCGGCAGGGCGTTGTGTGGCACGTCACGGAGGCCGAGCGGCCCCTCTTTGAGGTCGAGCAGGCCGAGCGCTACGAGGGCGACGTGTATGAGGACGTGATCGGCAAGCAGATCGCGCATTCCAGCCGTACCACGATGGAGGAGATCCTGCGCGACGTGCTCAGGCTGGACTCGTCGAAATGGACGCTGCCCGAGCAGCGGCGTATCGGCAAGGCGTTGAAATCGCTTGGATGGGTGCGCAAACGCGAGTCGACCGGATCGCGCGGCTGGTACTACGTGCCGGACGAGGAGCAGGAGGCGGAGCCGGTGCTGGAGGCAGTGTGCGCGGGCGACGACGACAGCCCGCTATGAGCGAATGGCGCGCTGTGCCGGCATGCCCGGCGCGCTTTGTCGCCGGTCTTGGCGCGCTTGGGACGTCCCAATGTCCCAACGTCCCAAGAGCCCGCCTCGGGCGCGCGTATGTGCCTGCGACGTGCGCGACGTAGGCAGCGCATGTCGCGCGGGCGCGCGCCCCTGCAAGCCTTTTTCTTTGGGACATTGGGACATTGGGACATTGGGACATTGGGACATTGGGACGAATAGGAGAGTGAAATGATCGATTTGAAGGAGCGGGCAGGTGTGGCAATGAGCGTGCGTGGTCAGTTCACCGACCCCATTGCCGATCCGAAAGTTACTTTGGGCGCACTGGCCTTTGCGAACGATCTCGGTCGTTTGCTGACCCGAATCAAGGCCGGCCCGCAAGCGACGCCGGCGATGATTCGACGAGCAACGTTGCTGTTGGCGCAGATGATCCGGACGTCGGGCAGGTTCAAGCGGGCGCGATTCACGGGCTATACACGCGATGAGCGTCGCGATCAGCGTTCCGGACATGCTGTCGAGCGCGCAAACGTCGACATCGTCGAACGGTTCGCGCTGCGCTTGCTGGACGAGTGGGTGAACGATCAGTGTGTCGAGTGCGAGGGGCGCGGCGTCGTGCGTCGAGCGCGTGCCGTTACGACGGCGACCCATGCGTGCGATTCATGTGGAGGAAGCGGAAAGGTGTGCGTGTCTGAGGAGCGCATTCCGTTCTTTGAAGGGCGTAGCGGACCGGTTGTCTTTCGGGAATATGAACCATGCGACGACTGCGGCGGGATGGGCCGGATCGCGGCAGCGCCTGTAGCGGATGCGAAGGGCCGGCACATTTGCCCTGACTGTTCAGGATCGGGGAAGCGGCAGATCGACGACGCTGGCCGAGCCCATGCACTCGGTATCTCGCTCATCGACTATCGCCGCAACTGGTCGTGGCGCTTCCACGACATGCTCGCGCTCCTCGATGGCGTCGATGGTTCGGTATCCGACACAATGCGTCGGCAATTGCGAGGATGAAACGTATTCCATTTCAAGAGCGGATCGCTTACACTCTGCATGTCCTTTACCGAGTCACTGGACACATGAGCGACCGCATACTCGTGTCGCAACCTTCGCCCGACAGGCGTACTGAATCGCGGGAGCGCCGCGACCAACAACGATAACTGTCTGTCGGGAACTGTTGGGAGGGCGTTCGCCCTCACGAAATGAATATCAAAGCCCTGAGCGCGAAAGCCCTCGGGGCTTTTTGCATTGGGGCGCTGAAATGCGAATCGAATCAACAGGGGCGGGCCTGGACCAGTTCTGGTCGGCATCGGATGAGTACGGTCGCCTGGACTACGTGACGGCGCGCACCTTCGACCTGGGCGATGTGGTGGATCGCATCGCGTGGGCGATGGAACGGGCCGGCGGGGCCGGTGTGACCGAGCGGGCGGCAGCAGGGGGCATGCCTACGTTTTAGGCAGGGCACCCCTGCTCAGAAAGTGGGCAGGGACCCCCCAGCAGGACGGACATGCGGGGGCTCGCACCCGCGTTTTTTCTCTACTGGTGAAACTCCAAGGGGGGTCATATTCATGCCCACTCAATTACAGATTGCGGAACACCTTGACCTCGACCAGTCGGCGGTTTCGCGCTTCGTCGACAAGATCGGTCTTGATTACCGGGACGCGACGATTGATGACGTGCGTCTCGCATACATCCGGCATCTACGCGAGATGGCTGCTGGCAGAGGAAGTAATGGCGGCCTCGATCTCGTTGCTGAGAGAGCGAAAACAGAAATCGTTGAGCGCGAACTGAAGCTGCTGGCGCTTGCGGAGAAGAAGCGCGAGCTTGTCAACGCGCAACAACTGGAACGTGTCTACGGCGAGATGGTGACTGCGTTTCAGATCGAACTGTTGGCCTTCCCGGACAGTTTGGCCCAAGAACTGCGCACGTTGTATGGCGTGGACGTCGACGTCGAATGGCTGAATGAGCACATTTATGGATTCCTTGAGCAACTATCTCGATACGAGTCAGACGGTGAACGCCGTGATTCGTCGACTGGCAGCGCTACTTCGACCGCCGGAGAAGATTGGTACGACGGAGTGGGCGAGCAAACATCGTCGGATGAGTGCGAAGGCGGCGGCGAAGCCGGGACGCTATAACCCCAACGTCACGCCGTGGGTTATCGGCATGCACGCTGCGCTAGACGATCCAAAGGTGCAGAAGGTCGTGTGCATGAAGTCAGCGCAGGTCGCATGGACCGATGGCGTGTTGCTCAACTACATTGGCAAGCGGATTGACGTTGATCCGTGCCCCATGATTGTGATGTTTCCGAAGGAAGGCGCTGCGAAAGATTTCAGCAACGAGAAATTCAAACCCATGGTGGAAGTGACGCCGCGTCTGTTATCGAAGTTGCCGATTCAGGCTCGGCGAGACAAAAACAACTTGTGGTATCACAAGACGTTTCCTCGTGGGTTCTTGAAGTTCGTTACCTCGAATTCACCGACTGCGGTTAAGTCGACGCCGGCCCCCGTGGTGGCGGTGGAAGAACCCGACGACGCGAACACCAACGTGCGTGATCAGGGTGACTCGATCACGCTGCTGGAAGAGCGAACAAAGAGCTATTCGGACAGCCGGCGCAAGGTGATCTTCGGTGGCACACCAACAGTCGATGGCTTCTCGCGGATCCAGGCTGCGTATCACGCGTCGGACCAGCGCGTGTTCCTCGTGCCGTGCCCTGATTGCGGCGAAGAGCACGAACTGGCATGGGAGAACGTTACCTGGACTGATGACGCTGAAAAACCGCATGAAGTGTTCGGGCGGGCGCGGCCCGACTCGGCCCGCTACGTCTGTCCGCACTGCGGATCGTTATGGGATGACGCTGCGCGGATCCGCGCGGTGCGCAAGGGGCGCTGGGTGGCGACAGCGCCGTTCCATGGTGTTGCGGGCTTCCGGCTGAATGAGCTTGTGTCGCCGTTCCCCGGTTCGCGTATGCCGGAACTGGTCAAGAAGTGGCTAACGGCCGAAAAGGCGCTGCTCGCGGGCGACGACACGAAAATGCGGTCTTTCGTGAACAACTCGCAGGGGCGACCCTACAAGTACAAGAGCGACTTGCCAGAGCTGGACGAACTGGCCGAGCGCGCGATGCCCTACGCGGCATTCACGGTGCCAGCCGGCGGTCTGCTGCTGACGCTGGGCGTCGACGTACAGCACGATCGGATCGCGCTCGTTCTGCGCGCATGGGGGCGCGGCGAGGAAAGCTGGCTGGTCGTGTGGGACGAGATTCACGGCAACGTGCTGCATCAAGACGAGAACCCACTCGAGGGTGGCGTGTGGGGCGCGCTGACCGAGATGCTGATGAGTGGCTATCGCCACGAGACCGGCGGTGTGCTCCGGATTCGCGCGATGTCGATCGACTCGTCGGATGGCTCGACGTCGGACGCTGTCTACAAGTACGTGCGTGCCGCGCAGCGAGCCGGCCTGAACGTCATGGCGATCAAGGGCAGCACCGATGCGAACGCGGAGATTTTCAGCGTCCCGAAGCAGTCGGTCGACTCGACACGGAACAACAGCAAGGCGGCGAAGTATGGCTTACGCCCATTCATGGTGGGCGTGAGCAAGGCGAAAGACCTGATTCTCGAGAATCGTTTCAAGCTGGACGGCGAGGGGCCGGGGCGCATGCACTGGTATGTCGGCGTGCGTTCTGATTACCTGTCGCAAGTCACGGCGGAGGTGAAGGTGCCTGGGCGCATCGGGTCAAAGCGGGTCTGGCAGAAGAAGGCCGGCGCTCGCAACGAGGCGCTGGACTGCGAGGTCTATGCGCTGCACGCGGCCCGCAGCGTGAAAACGCACATGATGATTGAACGACACTGGAGCGATGAGCAGTTCCGCATCTCGCAGTCGTCGTTGTTCGAGGCGGTGCCGATTCTGGAAGCGCTGCCGTCTGCGTTGCCGATCGAGGAAGTGCCGGATCCGGCCGAGTTGGTGCCGTCCGTGACTGCGGAGCCGGCGCCTACGCAGCCGGTGCCTACTCAGCCGGCGCCGCCGCAAATCAAACTCGCCGAAACCCCGCCACCGAGCGGGGTTTCGCGCATTCAGGGGCGTCGCATGGGCCGGTCGAGCTATCTCGGGCGACGCTAGGAGGTAGAGCATGGCATACACGAGGCAGGATCTGGAGCGCGTCCAGTCGGCAATCGCCAAGGGCGAGCTGGAGGTGCAGTACGCCGACAGGCGCGTGCGTTACCGCTCGATCAGCGAGCTGCGCGACGCGCAAACCGAGATCGTTCGCGCACTCGACGGGGCGGCAGGCCGGCCCCGCATGTTTCGCTTGCGGCATGCGGGCAAGGGGGTTCGATGAGTCGCGCTTACTCTTCGCTCGCGCAGCGCGGGTTTGTCGTCCCCACTCGCCTGAAGGCGGCGGCGTACGAATCGGCCAGCACGGTCGGCGCTCGCGCCAAGGCGTGGCGCGTGTCGGGCGCCGGGCCGAACGCGGCAGCGGTGCAGAACCTGCCGTTGATGCGAGCCCGCGCACGGGATGCGATCCGTAACGATCCCTGGGCGAAGACAGCCATCGGCCGGCTGGTGTCGAACACGATCGGCGCTGGCATCCAAGCGCATCCGCAACACCCGATCGATGCGATCCGAAAGGAGCAAAAGCAACTTTGGGAGGACAGCGGGGAGGAGATCGATGCCGATGGCCGATACGATCTGGCGGGCGTGCAGAGCCTCGCCGCGCGCTCGTTCTTCAGCGACGGCGAGGTGCTGGTGCTCCGGCGAATGCGAAATCTGCGAGACGGGTTGGCTGTCCCGATGCAGATCCAGGTACTGGAAGGCGACATGCTGCCGATGGACAAGAACGAGATCGTGGCCGGCGGGGAGATCATCAACGGCATCGAATTCGATCACGATGGCCGGCGTGTTGCCTATCACCTGTATCGGCGGCATCCCGGCGAATACGGGCGGGCCTCGTTTCCGAGCATGCAGACGGTACGCGTGCCTGCCGACCAAATCGCGCATGTGTTCCAGGCGCTGCGGCCGGGACAGGTACGCGGCGTGCCCGAGCTGTCGACGGTGCTGCTGCGGTTGCGCTCGCTCGACAACTTCGACGATGCGGTGCTGTTCCGGCAAGAGGTCAGCAACCTGTTTGCCGGCTTTATCGTCAAGCCGCATTCGGAGCCGGGTTTGATCGGCGATCCGATTACCGGTGCCGCTGTCGATTACGACGCGGACGGTTTCTCGCCGGTGGTTTCGCTCGAACCTGGGGGCATGCAGGAATTGGCGCCGGGCGAGGACGTGCGCTTTGCATCGCCGCCGGGCGCCGGCACCGACTACGCGCCCTTCATGCGGCAGCAATTGATGGCGGCGGCGGCCTCGGTCGGCATGCCCTATGAGGTGCTGACGGGCGACCTGCGCGACGTCAGCGATCGGGTGCTGCGGGTGATCCTGAACGAATTCCGGCGGGCGGTCGAGCAGATCCAGTGGAACGTCTTCATCCACCAGTTCTGCCGCCCGGTCTGGCGCTGGTGGGTCGATGCGTGCGCGCTGTCGGGGGCCATGCTGATGCCGGACTACTACCGCAGGCGCCGGGACTACTTCCGGGTGCGGTGGGTGCCGCAAGGCTGGCCATACATCCATCCGGTGCAGGACGTCACGGCCAAGCGCATGGAGATCCGTTCAGGATTGGCGAGCCGGTCGGGTGCCGTCCTCGCGCGGGGCGACGATCCGGAGCAGGTGGACAACGAGAACGCGGCGGACCTGGCACGCGAGCAGCGGCTCGGGCTGCGCTACGACACGCTGGTGCCGGTCGAGGACACGGGCAGCAATTCGAATGGGGATGACGAATGAAAGGCAAAAAGAAGTGGTGGGACATCCGCGCGCAGGCGAACGCGGCCGGTGGCAACGATGTCGAGATCCGGATCTATGGCGACATCGGTTTCTGGGGCACGGACGCCGAGCAGTTCGCGGCACGGCTCGACGAGGTCGGCCCGTCGGCGGCATCGATCGTCGTCGCGGTCAACTCGATGGGCGGCGACGTGTTCGACGCCTTCACGATCTACAACCTGTTGCGGCGCTACCCCGGCAAGACGACGGGGCGCGTCGACGGCATCGCGGCCTCGGCCGCATCGCTGCTGCTGATGGGGTGCAGCCAGATCGTGATGCCATCCAACGCGATGCTGATGATCCATAACCCGCATACGCTTGCGGCGGGCGACGAGGGCGAATTGCGTCGGCTGGCGGATCTGCTGGGCAGCACGAGCGCGAACATGCTGACGGCGTACGCGGAGCGCAGCGGGCAGACCGAGGACACGGTGCGCGAGCTGATGGACGCCGAGACCTGGCTGACGGCCGCGCAAGCCGTCGAGCTGGGATTCTGCGACACGATCGAGGAGCCGATTCGGATCGCGGCGTACGCAGGCGCCCAGCCGCTCGTCGCGCGGTTCGCGGCGATGCCCGAGCAGGTCCGCGCCCTGGTCGATGGCGAGCCCGAGACGTCCGCTAATCCGCCTGCTGATCCGCCCGTGAATCCCGTCGATCCCGTTGATCCGCCGGCCCCGCAGGATCCGCCGGCCCCGCCACAGCCACTGCAGCCGCCGAATGTCGCGGCGCTGGCCTCACATGTGTACGCATCGTGCCGCGAGGCGCGCATCGAACACTGCGCCGAGGGCATCGTGCTCGCGACGGGCCTGCGGGATCGCGCAACGGTGGACGCGGCGATTCGCACCGCGCAGGACATCGCAGGCATCTGTCTGGCCGCGAACCTGACCGAGCTAACGGCGGGCTTCGTGTCGGATGGCCTGAGCCCGGATCAGGTTCGCGCGCGGCTCTATGAGCGCGTGACGGCTTCCCAGGCGCATATCAATCCCCGGCAGACGCCGAGCAGCGCGAGCGAGCCGGTGGTCGCCGCGAACGCGCCGCGCGCGGCCTCCATCTACGCAGCCCGCCGCAGCGGCGGAAAGTAACTTTGACGTCCCATGAGGAGGGGCAAACCATGTCGATTGTGAAGGAACAGGGCATTCTCCCGGCCGAGTTTCTGGTGTCGGAAGGCAACGGCCAGATCTCCCGCGAGCAGATCGTCGTCAAGGCCGGGCCGGCGCTGCCCGCCGGTCAGGTGCTCGGCGTGACGAATACGGGCGAATACGCCCCCTACGACAACAAGGCCGAGGACGGCTCGGAAGTCGCGGGCGCGGTGCTCTACGCGCCGCTGGCGGCGTCCGAGGAGTCGCGGCCGGCGACCGGCATTGTCCGGCTCGCCGAGGTCGTGGGCGGCCTGCTGACGGGCCTGGACGCGGCGGGGCGCACCGATCTCGCGGATCGCCATGTGATCGTTCGCTGATCACGCAGCAAGACAGACCTACGAAGGCCACGCATCGCGTGGCCTTTTTCTTTTCCATTTCCAGGTTGGAGGTTGTATGGCGGACATCGCCCTGTTTCAAGACGACGCTTTCTCGCTCTCGTCGCTCACGGCGGCAATCAACGATCAGCCGGCGGTGCCGGGCCGGGTCGGCACGCTCGGGCTGTTCGAGGAGGACGGCATCACGACGACGACGGTCCAGATCGAGCGCGACGGCGATACGCTCGCGCTCGTGCCGGCCGGCCAGCGCGGATCGCCCGCCCCGGTGGTCGGTGGCAGCAAGCGCAGCATGATCCCGTTCAACACGGTCCACCTGCCGCAGCGCGGCTACATCGCGGCGGACGAGGTGCAGAACCTGCGCGCGTTCGGCTCCGAAAGCGAGCTGGAGGCGCTGCAGACGGTCGTGAATCGACGCCTCGCCAAGCTGCGGCGCCAACTGGACGCCACGCACGAGTTCCACCGCATCGGCGCGATCAAGGGCGCCGTGCTCGACGCGGACGGCAAGACCGTGCTGATCGACCTGCTGAAGTATTTCGGCATCAAGCAGACGGTGATCGGCTTCGAGCTGGACAAGCCCGAGACGGAGATCCGCCTGAAGTGCAGCGAGGTGCAGGACGCGATCGAGGATGCGCTCGGCGCGTTGACCTACACGGGCGTACGCGTGCTGTGCGGCCGGACCTTCTGGAACAAGCTGATTGTCGCGAAGACGGTGAAGGAAACCTACCTCGCGACGAGCATGGCGGCGGCCCTGCGCGGCGATGCGCGCGACGCGCTCGACTTCGGCGGCTGCACGTTCGAGCGTTATCGCGGGCGTGTCGGCGATGTCGGCTACGTGGCCGACGACGAGGCGCACGCCGTGCCGGAGGGAGTGCCCGACCTGTTCATTTCGCGCTTCGCGCCGGCCGACTACGTCGAGGCGGTCAACACGACGGGCCTGCCGTACTACGCGAAGCAGGAACTGGCGCAGTTCGGCAAGGGGATCGACATCGAGGCGCAGTCGAACCCGATTCACCTCTGCACGCGCCCGAAGGCGCTGATCAAGCTGAAGGCTTGATATGCGGTTCCGCGATCTGATGGCGGACGTCGATGCCGCCGTGAAGCGCGATCTGGCCGACGACGACGTCACGATCGACGGGAAGCCGGTGCAGGGCATGTTCGCGGCGCCGTGGCTCGGGCCGGATCTCGGCTCACGGCGCACGCAACTGGTGGCGCCCGTCCTGCACATCGCGGACGCCGATGCCGCGGTCGTCAAGGTCGGCAGCATCGTCATGGCCGGCGGGAACCGTTACCGCGTTCACGAACTGCAGCCGGACGGCACGGGGTGGACGGTCTTGATCTTGGGGTAAGGCATGGATCTGCTGAAAGTCGAAATCGACGTGAAGGGGGCGCTGGAAGCGCTCGCCGCTTTGCCGCCTGCCGCGATGCAGTCGGCATGGCGGCGGACGCTCCGGAAGACAGCGGCCTGGATCAAGAGCCAGACGGCGAAGGATGTGGGCCGCGCAACGGGGATTCAGCAGAAGGTGATCCGGCAGCGGACGTACTTCTACATGCGATCCGCCGATAGCGGGAAGGTGTGGCTCGGTCTCAATCCGATCGGGGCGCACCGGCTCGGCGCCGTGCGTCGCACGCGCAAGGGCATTCGCGCCGGCAAGACGCTGTTCGAGGGCGCGTGGCGCATGACGGAGAAGGCGCCGGATGGCCCCGTGTTCCGCCGAACCGGCAAAGGGCGCACGCCGATCGAGGTGGTGAGGTTCGATTGGGCGCATGAAGGCGATCCGGCCTTTCGGCGGGCCGCCCGAGCGTGCGAGGAAAGGCTGCTGGCGGTGCTGCGGCAGGAGGTCAACTACGAAATCCAGAAGGCGGCAGGCCGTGCTCGATAACCTCAAGCAACTACACGACGCGATCGAGTCCGGGCTGGGTGGCCGGCTTGCCGGGCTCGATCGGGTGCTGGCGTATCCGGAGATCGGGAAGTCGATCGAGACGCCGCTGGTGGCGATCGAGCTGGCCGAGCTGGAGCCGGGGCACGACGATGGCACGGGCCGCGTGCCGTTGATCGGGCGGATGCAGGCCCGCATCGTCGTCGATCCGCTGGTTCCTGGCGCGGACATCCTGGTGCGTGAGCTGTCGGCCCGTGTGCTGCGCGCCGTTCATGGCGAGACCTGGGGATTGCCGATCACGCCCGGCAAGCAGATCGGCTCGGCGGCGGAAGACCCGTTCCGGCCGGATCTCGATACCTATCTGGTGTGGCTGGTCGAGTGGGCGCATGAATTCGACCTGGGCGAGATGGTTGAGCCGCCGCCGCAAGGCCGGGAGATCCGCTGGGGCGTCTATCCGGAGATAGGGGCCGAGCATCGTGGCGACTACGTCGACGTGGCAATCGCCGAGGAGGGGCGCCCGTGAGCGACTACGAGCTGGGCGAAATGGATCGCCGCATGGCGTGCCTGACGCAGTCGGCGATTGTGGAGGCGGTGACCTACGATCCGCCGCGCGTGAAGGTGCGCATCGGCGATTGGGTCAGCGATTGGCTGAAATGGCAGGCTGGAGCGGCCGGTGCGGTTCGCCAGTGGCGTCCGCCGTCCGTCGACGAGGAGGTCGCGCTGTGGGCGCCATCCGGCGATCTGGCGGGGGCGTTCGTGGCGCCGGGCTACTACACGGATCAGCACGGCGGCGCCGGCCGGACGAGCCCGGATGAGACGGCCATCGATTACCCGGATGGGGCGTTCGAGCAATACAACCACGCGACGCACGACTACACGCTCTCGGTGCCAGCCGGCGGCCGGATCCTGTTTCGCATCGGCTCGACCGAATTCGAGCTGAGGGCAGACGGCGCAACGCTCCGAAGCGACAAGCTGCTCGCCGAGGTGCCGGATTCCACGTTCACGGGCAACACGACGACGGAGCGGCTGCTGACGTTCAACGGCGGCATGCAGGGGCGGCCGGGAGAAGGGCAGGGCGTCGCGGTGAAAGTCGACGGCGGGGCGGAATTCACGGCGGACGTCGTCGCGGCTGGAACCTCGGTTCATGGGCACCAGCATCGCGAGCAAGGTGACGGCGAGCTTGTGAGTGTCCCGACTTGATGGAGTCTGTAGTTTTCGACAGCTATCGAGCGTCGAATTGTTGTGTATGTTCCTCGCGCGGCTGAGTGCCGCACAAGGAAATGTCATAACAGTGAGGGACCTACAGATGAGTACCGTCGAAGAGAAGAAGTCGGATGACATGCGTTTGCGGGACTGGCCGTGGCCTGTAATTGCGTCCGTCATCGGGTTGTTGTTGTTGGGTATTGCATACTCGTCAGGGGATGCCTATTACAAAGCATTCCTAGCGCAATTCTGGATCGAAGCCGATGCCTTTCCAATAGACAAATCGAGGCACTTAGTATTGTCGGTGTGGGGGGCATTGAATGCTGCGGTCGGGGTGCAGAAGTGGTTCGGGGAAAATTGGGGGCGAGTGCTCTGGATGATTCTGGGTCTGCTGGCGTATCTGGCAATTTTGGTTCTCTTGGAGAAGGGGGCAAATTGGATTGGCGCTCTTCTGCGTTTCCGAAAGGATGGTACTCCTCGGTCGTACGCAATGTATCCGCTTGTGACACGCTATCTTTATCTCGTATTTTGGCTGATAGTCGTCGCTAGCTCTTTTTTTGTCTTTAGCTGGGCGATCCCGGTAGCGCTCGCGATCCCGTCGGGCATCGGAGAGGCTGTCGGTGAGAGTGTTGCTTCCGACTACAAACATGATTTAGACCGTGGTTGCGGGAAATCAAAGGAGCGTTGTCAAATTCTCGTTAAGAACGGTCAGGAGGTGGCTCGCGGCTACGTGATTGCACAATCCGCTACACGCATCGCGTTGTATTACGACGGCAACACTCGCCAAATACAGATGGACGGAATCGAAATGCGAACGGCAGATCGAGCGCTTCCCCGTTGATGTGAATTACCCACCTCAAAGTTACTTGCCCCGCCTAGTGCGGGGTTTTTCATTTCTGGAGATGCGCATGTCGAAACAGGTAGACGCCTCGGTGCCGGTCGTGTTCGTCGACGCCGAGTATCGCAGTCGTGTTGTCGTGTTTCCGGATGACTCGTTCATTCCGGTGCTCGCCGGAAAGGCCGAGGTGACGGCGCCCGAGCACGTCGCCTATCTGGAGTCGAGTCCGAGTTTCACGCGGATCCCGGCGAAGGAGCAGTAACGATGGCACTGGTCGGGATGTGTCGCCGCTCGGGGCGGCTGATCAGTGGCGTCGAGCATCTGGTGCAGAGCATCGGCGACATCCTGAGCACGCGCAAGGGCACGCGCCGGCAGCGGCTGGAGTATGGGTCGGATCTCCCGGCCATGGTCGACTTGCCCGTGACGCGTGGGTGGATCTCGGCCGTTCAGGCCGAGGCGGCCGGTGCGATCGGACGATGGGAACCGCGAATCAAGCTGGATCGGGTCGCCGTGCAGTCGGTCGTCGACGGCAAAGTAACTTTCCTCATTGCTGGTCGCTATGACGACGGCGATGTCGTGTTCGAGGTGACGGTATGACCATGATCGATCTCTCGGCGATGGATCCGCCGGATCTCGTCGAAACGCTGGACTTCGAGGCGACGTATCAACTGAAGCTGGCCCACTTCAAAAGCATCTACCCGGACTGGACTGCGGCGCTCGAATCGGATCCGGTGGTCAAGGTGTTAGAGCTGGCGGCGTACGACGAGGTTCGGTATCGAGCGCGTGTCAACGACTGCGGGCGGGCGGTGCTGCTCGCCTGCGCGACCGGCGCCGATCTCGAACACCTCGCCGCGCTCTGGAACATCAAGAAAGAGATCGTCGATCCCGGCGATCCGGATGCGCGCCCGCCGATTCCCGTGACCTACGAGAAAGACGATCGCCTGCGCCTGCGTACGCAGATGGCGATCGAGCAAGCGACGACAGCCGGCCCGGCGGGCTCGTACCGATCGATTGCGCTCAACGCGTCGGCCGACGTCGCGGACGTGCGGGTCGATCGCGGCGTGCCGGGCGTCGTGCGCGTCGTCGTGAAATCGCAATCGAACGGCGGGGTGCCCAGTGCCGCGCTGCTCGACGTGGTTCAACGCGCCCTGACGCCTGAGGACCGGCGCCCGCTCAACGATACGGTGCAGGTGCTGCCCGCCCGGCCCGTCGACTATTCGATCGTGGCGAATATCTACGTCGGTCGCGGCCCGGATCCCGAGGTCGTGATCGCCGCGCGGCGCCTCGATCTCGATATCGCGGTCAATGATGGCGCCCGACTGCGCAACGGCATGCCGCGCTCGGCCATCACGGGGGCGCTGCATCCGAAGTCGTCGGGCGTGGTGCGGGTCGATCTGACAGCACCAGCCGCCGACGTCGAGTGCGAATTCGACCAGTTCGCACGGTGCGCGTCGATCACGCTGAATGCAAGGGTGAAGGATGACGACTGAGCCGCTATTGCCCGCGAATCAAACGTCGCTTGAGGCGGCGCTCGCGCAGGTGATGCGGCCGAGCGTCGAGCCCGACGTCATCCGCACGCTGTGGGACGCGGATCGCTGCCCGGCCGCGTTCCTCCCATGGCTCGCGTGGTCGCTTCAGGTGGACGGGTGGGAACTGGCCGAGTCGGACGAGGCCCGCCGCGAGCTGATCAAGTCGTCGCTGGCGATCTACCGGCGCAAGGGTACGCCGTGGGCGATCCGGGAGATCGTGCGGCGGCTCGGGTTTGGTGAGGTGGGCATTCAGGAGGGGCGGGGCCTGTCCCGCCGCGACGGCTCGGCACGCCGCGATGGGCGCTATCTGCATGGCGGCGACGGCGCCTGGGCTGAATACATCGTCACCTTGAACCGCGCCGTGACGCGCGACCAGGGCGAGAAGATCAAACGGGCGATCGAGCGGTACGCGCCGGCCCGCAGCAAGCTGGCATGGCTGGACTTCTCCGAGGTTGCGATCCGACATAACGGTGTCGCGACACGCAACGGGCAATTTACACGAGGGATTATCGGAACATGGCCAATCTGAAAGAGGACAGTGCCTGGGTAGACGGTATCTACCAGTTGGAGACGTCGGATCCCGTGCAGGGCGGCCCCGATGGTGTTGACAACGTGCAGGCAAAGCAACTTGGGAGCCGCACGCGATACCTGAAGGATCGGGCTGATGCGACCGACAAGCGCGTCGACGCGATGGGACAAACGGTGGCCGGCCTCGGCACCGACAAGCTGCCCGTCGCTGGCGGCACGCTGAAAGGCGTGCTGCTTGGGAAGCTCGGTGCCATCGCACCGAACAATCCGCTAGGGGCGGGTTACGGCTTCGATGGCGATGCGGACAGCGGGATGTTTTCGCCGAAGGATGGGCTCGTGCAGATCGGTGCGCAAGGGATTGCCCACTTCGAGACGCGCGGCACCGACACCTACGTGGGGCCGAATGTGGCCGGCGGCAATCTGGTGTTGGTTGCCGGAGCGGATGGCCGGGCGTTGGTGACCAGTGAAGGTCGGATGCTGGTCGGATCGTGGAACAGCGACGGCGTAAGCCGGCTGCAAGTCTCCGGTTCGGCTCGTGCAGACGGATTCGTGTCGGATGCCCTGGATGCCGGTGGTGCGCATTTCCGCGCACGCAATGGTGACTACGGCGCCTTCCTGCGCAACGACGGCACGAATGCCAATCTGCTGTCGACGAAAAAAGGCGATCCGTCCGGGCAATCCAATGACTATCGACCGTTCGCCTGGAACCTCGCGACTGGTTACGTCACGATCGACGCGAACGGGCAAGGCACGACGCTCGGCGGGGTGACGACGATTGTGGGCGACGCGAAGATCGGCATCGCGACGAATGAGGGGCGGGCGTGGATCGGCCCGCTCAATGGCTATTTCTACTCGAATGCGTTGTCTGTCGGCTGGTGGTCGCCGACGGTCGGCTCGTTCCAGTACATGGTTGACGATCGATCCTTCCGGATTGACGGGAAACCCGTCTGGCACAGCGGGAACGTGACGCCGCTCGACGCGAGCAAGGGGGGCGTGATGAGCGGCAGCGTGACATTTGCCGCCGGTCAACGTCTGTTTCTCGACGAGGGCAGCGCGGCATTCCCCTCGATCGCGTTCGTGAACGATGGCGTGCCCGATACCGGTCTCTATCACGCGAGAGACGGTGTCTTCGGCGTGACCTGCAATGGCGTTGTCACGGTCACGTTCGCGCAGGAAGCGACCTATTTCCAAGCGCCAGCGGCCGGGCCGTCGCCGGCAGCGGGTGACAACTCGTTGCGCTTCGCGACGACGGAGTGGGTGACGGCTGCAATCGGCACGGCATCGATTGGACAGATCGTCATGGAGGCGCGAACGTCCACGCGCGCGGGCTACGTGAAGTGTGACGGCTCGCAGTACAAGCGTGCGGACTATCCGGCGCTGTGGGCCTATGCGCAGGCCAGTGGTGCGCTGGTATCGGAAGCTGAATACTCGAGTGGCCGCTGGGGCGGCTTCTCGACGGCAGACGGGCAGACGTACTTCCGGGTTCCCGATCTGCGCGGCGAGTTCCTGCGCTGCTGGTCGGATGGGCGCGGCGACGTTGATGCTGGCCGCGCGATCGGCTCGTTCCAGGCCAGCCAGAACCAGGCGCACATGCATGCGGCGTCATCGAGTACGGTCGACGATCACTGGCACAAGGTCTGGAGTGGCCCGAACGGCTGGCACGATCACGGCGTCAATCAAACGCCGCATGCGCACGTCACGTGGACCGGCGCTGTGCAGGTGGCGGGCACTGCACCGGGCGCCGGCATGGGCCCGTACAACGGGCGCGTCACGCAGATGTGGTCCGACGAGGCGATGGCCAACATCGGGATTGCCGGGAACGGCACCCACGATCACGCGATCGCCATGGACGGCGCCGGGAGACACGCACACACGATCAGCGTTCAAGCCGATGGCGGCGCCGAAGCGCGTCCGCGCAACGTCGCATTGCTGGCGATGATTCGCGCATATTGATGAGGGAGAAACGATGCTCTGCAACCACTACGACAGACAGACGGGCCAATACCTGAGCAGCACGCTGGCCGACTCGGATCCGAAAGACGACAGTCGTTGGCTCGAACCGGCGTTCTCGACGGTCACGCCGATCCCGGACCGTAAGCCGCTCACGTGGCCGTTCTGGAAGGATGGCGCCTGGGTGTTGATGCCCGACTATCGCGGGCGCGTGCTGTACCGGACCGATACCGGCGAGCGCACCGAGATCCTGGCAGCGGGCGTCACGCCGGCCGATGCCGGCCTCACGGAGACGCCGCGGCCGTCCGACGAGTACCGCTGGACCGATGGTGCCTGGGCGATCGATCCGGACATCGTGGCGCGCAAGGCGAAGGAGCGGGCGATGGCGGAATTCCAGCATCGGCTGGCGAACGCGCAGACGAAGAACTACGGCCGAGCCGATGCGCACGCAGCCGGTGTGCTGTCGGATGTCGAGGAAGCGCAGTTCGTCGCGTGGTCCAAGTACCAGATGGATCTCTCGCGCGTGGTGAACGCGCCGGACTTCCCTGCCTCGGCAGTGTGGCCGGTGGAGCCGGACGACGAAGCGATTCGCCGCGACGTCGATGCCAAGCGAGCCGCTGCCGCTGCCGCAGAGGCGGCGAAAGCGGAGGCGGAGCAGGCTGACGAGGTGGATTCGGTGGACGACAAGGTCGATGCGGATCCGGCGCCGACGACGGACAGCACCCGTAAAAAGTAACTTTCCGGACCCCGTTTCAATCATTCACAGAGCCGCCCGCATGGGCGGCTTTCTCATTTCTGGAGACCGTATGGGAGCAACCTCATTTTTTCACGGTATCACGACGACGATCGTCGACTCGGGGCCGCGCACGATCGCCGTGCCGTCGTCGTCGGTGGTCGGGCTCGTCGATACCTACACGCCCGGCGCGGGTCTGGCGCAGCCGAACGTGCCCGTCCAACTGACGAGCTATCGCGATGCGGTGGTGGCGTTCGGCGACACGAGCGCTATCGCGCGAGCTGCGCGAGCGATCTATGCGCAGAGCCGCGCCGTGATCGTCGCGGTAGGCGTGCCGGCCGATGGCGACGAGGCGCAGCGCACCTCGGCCGTCATCGGGGGCGTGACGGCGAGCGGAGCGCGCACGGGCATGCAAGCGCTGCTCGATGCGAAGTCGCGATTCAACGCGCAGCCGCGTTTGCTGATCGCGCCGGGCCACTCGGCCAAGCAGCCAGTCGCGACGGCGGCGGACGAACTGGCGGCGAAGCTGCGCGGTATCGCCGTGATCGACGGCCCGAACAAGGACGACGAGGCGGCGATTGCGTACGCGCAGAATTTCGGCAGCAAGCGCCTCTACATGGTTGATCCCGGCTCGACGATGTGGGATTCGACGGCCAACGCCGACGTCGCTGTGCCGTCCTCGGTGTTCGCGGCTGGCCTGTTCTGCCAGACCGACGCCAATATCGGTTTCTGGGCATCGCCGTCGAACAAGGAAATCACGGGCATCACGGGCACGGCGCGGCCGATCGAATACCTCGACGGCGACGAGACCTGCCGCGCGAACCTGCTGAACAACGCCAATATCGCGACCATCATCCGCGACGGCGGTTATCGCCTGTGGGGTAACCGGACGCTGTCGGCGGATCCGAAGTGGAAGTTCGTCACACGGGTGCGCACGCTCGACATCGTCATGGACGCGGTCCAGGCCGGCCACAAGTGGGCGGTCGATCGCGGTATCACGGCAACTTACGTCAGCGACGTGACGGAAGGGCTGCAGGCGTTCATGCGCGATCTGAAGCGCCAGGGCGCCTTGATCAATTTCGAGGTCTACCCGGATCCCGAGCTGAACACGGCCAGCCAACTGGAGGACGGCAAGGTGTACTGGAACATCCGCTTTACTGATGTACCGCCGGCCGAAAACCCGATTTTCCGCTTCGAGGTCACCAATCAGTGGATGACCGAAGTGCTCGATAACCAGATCTAAGGGAGGGACGATGGTTCCGGAAACGCTGTACAACTGCTCGGTGGCGATCGACGGTCGCGGATACGCGGGCCGGGCGACGAGCATGACGCCGCCGAAGCTGAAGCTCAAGACCGACGACTACCGTGCGGGCGGGATGGACGCGCCGTCCAAGATCGACCAGGGCATGGAGGCGCTGGAAGCGTCGTTCGCCATGGCATCCATGGAGTACGACGTGCTGAAGTATTTCGGCATCCTCGACGGGAACGCATTCAGCGGCAATTTCCGTGCGGCCTTCAAGGACCACTACGGCAAGATCAAGTATGTCGGGGCGTTCTTTCGCGGCAAGCTGACCGAGGTGGATCCGGGCGAATGGAAGCCGGGCGAGAAGGCGGAAACGAAATACACCATCGCTGTCGATTACTACCGGATGGAGATCGACGGCGCCGTGGTTCACGAGATTGACGTGTTTGCGTGTAAGCGCGTGGTCAACGGCGTCGACCAGTTGGCGGAAGTGCGTAAGGCGCTCGGCATGTAGCGCGGCCGGCTGGTCGCAAGCAAAGTGACTTTTCACTCAACGGCGGGCCGATGGCTCGCCGTTTCTCTTTGAGGACACGATATGGACAAGGTTACCGTCACGCTGGCTTACCCGATCAAGCTGAACGGCGTCGAGTGCGACAAGTTCACGATGCGCCGCCCGAAGGTGCGCGACATGCGCGGCGCGCAGAAGCTCGCACCGAAGGACGAGGAGCAACAGGAGCTGATCCTGTTCGCCTCGCTCGCCGAGGTGTCGCCGGACGACATCGAGGAGATGGATATGGCCGACTACGCGCGCGTGCAGGACGCCTACTACTCCTTTCGATCCGTACGCCAAGACGGACGCCAAGACGCTGAAGGCGCTGGCGAGGCGCCTCGCGCTTGAGTTTGGCATGTCGCCTGCCTCGATCGATGACATGACGATCGACGACATGATCTGGTGGTTGACTGACTGAGGATAGCGGACATGGCAAAGGATATCGCCCTGGGCATCGTGATCGGCGGCGCCGTGTCGGCGACGTTCGGCAAGGCGATCACGGATACGACGTCGAAGATCGATGGCATGAAGAAGCGGGCGAACGATGCCCGGCTCTGGCAGCGGCAGATTGGCGAGACGGTTCGCCTGCAGGAGGAGTTCCGGCGGCTGCATGCCGCCGGGGATAGCGCGGCGGACGGTATTCGCCGCAAGCTGGACAGCAACCTGAAGTCGTTGCGCGAAGCCGGGGTCGAGGTCAGCAAGCTCGATCGCGCGTATGCGCAGCTTGGGCGCACTGCGCGCGGGCTCGATCTGAAGGCGGCCGGTTTCGAGCGCATGGAAGCCGGCAAGGAAGCAGGTCGCGGGGTGATCGGCGACGCGGTCAAGCTGTCGGCGGCGGTAGCGGTGCCTGCGACGATCGCGGCCAACTATCAGGCGATCATTCGCGACATCTCGATCAAGGCCGGCATCGCGCGCACGCAGCAAGAGACCGCGATGGGCCTGCGTATCCGCAAGGATGCGGCGGACAACGGGATCGGCCGCAACGAGCTGGCGGAAGCCATCAACCAGATGGTGGCGGGGGGCATGGATCTCGATCGCGCGCTCAACTTTGGGCCGCTCGTCGCGAAGTTCGTGATCGGGCAGGGCGCGACGCCGGTCGAGACGGCGAAGATGATCCAGGCGCTCCAGCAGAACGCGGAGATTGTCGATCCGCGTCAGATGGCACAGGCGCTGGAGGGAATCGCTTATCTCGGCAAGGAAGGGGCGTTCGAGTCTGTCGACATGGCGCGGTGGTTTCCGGTGCTGCTGGCCGAAATGAAGAAGATCGGTATCACGGGGCTGGATTCCGTCACGCAACTAGGCGCCATGCTGCAGGTGCAGATGAAGACGGCCGGTAGTGCCGACGAGGCAGCGAACAACCTCAAGAACTGGTTTTCGAAGATCGGTTCCGGGGAGACCGAGCGCAATTATGCGAAAGCCGGGGTCGACTACCAGGCGAAGATGCGCGAGGCGATCGGCAAGGGCTGGTCGACGCTGGAAGCGTCGTTTGTGCTGGCTCGTGCGTACATCGAGCGCGTCGATCCGGAGAAGGCGAAGCAACTGGCCGGCGCCGCTAAACAGTTCAATGCGGAGATGGATCCGGCGAAGCGGCAAGCGCAGATGGCCGCGTTCGCGGAGACGATGAAGACCGGCGATCTGTTCAACGACATGCAGGTCAAGGCGGCGCTCACGGCGTACATGCAGAACGCCGATCTGTACAACGAGCTGAAGACCAACGCACAGAAGGCGAGCGGCGAGATCCAGAAGGATCTCGAAGCTCGCCGCGAGACGTCCAAGCAGATCTGGAGCGAGGTCGGCCAGCAGTGGGACGACGCGATGCGCAGTATCGGCGACGCGTTGCGGCCGGTCACGGATCTCGCGGGGAAGGCCGCAAAGGGGCTCGGCGGAACGGTTCGCGAAGCGGCGGACAAGGCGCCGGGTGTCACGGCAGCGGTGGTCGGCGTGGCCGGCTCGGCCGTCGCCTATCGCGGCGCAAAGGCACTTTGGAATATCGGGCGCGGTGTGTTCGACATCGCGCGCGGCACGGTGCTAGGGCGTGGAGGGGGCCGATCAGGCGCCCGAGGCGGTGCAGGCAAGGGCGGAGTGGCCGGCAAGGCGCTCGACGCGCTTGCGGGGGCTGCTGGCGGTGTGCAGCGTGTGTTCGTCGTGAACATGCCGGGAGGGACAGGCGGGCTCGGCGGCGGCGGGTTGGCGGATATGCCGGCAGGTGGCGGTAAGGGACGTGCAGGTGGTCGCGGCGCCGCGCGTGGTGGCCGCATCGGTCGAGCCCTGCGCGCTGGCCGCTCGCTCTTCGGCAAGGTGGCGCCGTACGCCGGAAAGATCGCGCTGGCCGGAACGATCCTGAAGGTCGGCTTCGCGGCGAAAGACGCGTATGCCGTCGCGTCGAGTACCGACACGCGGGAGCGGAAGGCGACGCAGTTCGCGGGGATCGCGGGAAGCCTCGCGGGAGGCTTTGCGGGCGCCAAGATCGGCGCCCTGGTCGGTGCCTTCGGCGGCCCGATCGGCGCGGCCGTAGGGGGCGTGATCGGCGGTGCGATCGGCACCTTCGCTGGCGACAAGGCATTGAGCGCGATTGCGCGCAAGGTGTTCGAGCATAAGCCGGGCGAGCCGCCCGCCAGCGCGGAGGCGATGGCGAAAGCGGCGGCAGGCGCCGGCGAGGGCGCCCCGCCGCGAGCTGGCCCGCGCGTCGAGCAAACCAACACGTTCGCCCCCGTCTTTCACGTCCGCGTGGAAAGCAACGAGGTGGATGCGGCCGAGAAATTCCTCGCTCGGGTCAGTCCGATGTTGACGCAGATGATGGCCGAGCAACAGCGCAAGACAACCAACTTTTCGGCGATGTTCGATGCGCCGCACATGTGAGGGTAAGGCATGGACCTGATCAGACAGATCACGTCGGCCGCGACGCAGGCGAGTGTCGCCTCGGAGCGCGTCCGGCAGATGGTGCGCGTAGCCGACCGCAACCGCGCGGCGAGCGCGACGACGGTCGAGACGTTGCAGAAACTCGCGACCGGCAATCTCAGCAGCGCGGCCGAACTGCTGACCGGTGCCAAGAGCGCGATGTCGGTCGCGGGCGATCTGTTCCCGCAAGTCGGGAGCGTGATGCGCAGCTTCAACGCGACGCAGGCCTCGGTCGGCTCGATCCTGAAGATGGCGGACAGTTCGAGCTTTCCGCTCGTGCGCTCTGCCGCCGACAGCGTCAAATCGGCGCTTGGCGGGGCGGTGAATCAGTTCTCGAGCCTGGTCGGCATCAAGGACTCGGCGGTGGCCGATGCGGTCAAGGCGACCGGCCTGAGTTCGTTGTTGCCGGGGCTGGCCGATGGCGCGACGTCGAGCACGCCGCACCTGATGACGATGGCGGCCGACGATGGCAGCGCATTCCATTTCAACCTGTCGACGGCGGCGTTCGAGAAGCTGCGGCGGGCGACGCGATACCGGGTGGCCACGCAGGAGCGCTTGAACCGGCAAGAGGCGTTGCAGCCGGTCAGCGAGGGCGGCGAGACGATCACCCTGTCGGGCGTCGTGTTCCCTGCTCTCGGCGCCGGCACGACGCAGATCAGCAAGCTGCGCGCGATCGGCAGCCGCATGAAGCCAGTGCGCCTGACGACGGGCAGCGGCGAAGTGCTCGGCCGCTGGCTGCTGCAGACGATCGAGGAGGAGCAGGACGCCATGCTGGCCGACGGCCTGCCCCGCAAGCAATCCTTCACTGTGGAGTTTGGCCGTTATGGCGAAGATTTTAAGAACGTCTGAGGGGGATGTGCTCGATACCTTGTGCTATCGGGTGTACGGGACGCTGCAGGGCACGGTGGAGGCCGTCTACGAGGCGAATCCGGGCCTCGCCGCGAGGCCGCAGCCCTTCGCCTCGGGCGTCGAGATCGTGATGCCGGATATCGAGGCGCCGCGTGACGAAACCGTGTCGCTCTGGACATAGCGAGGCGCGATGGAAGCGATCTTTCAGATTATCGCGAACGGCGACGATGTCACGAAGGTGATTCAGGACCGCGTCATGGAGATCCGGACCGTCGACAAGCCTGGCCTGGATGCGGACGAATGTACGATCACGCTGGACGATCGCGACGGTCGGATCCGATTCCCGCCCAAGGGTGCGACCGTTAAGGTGTCGCTGGGGTGGGAGGGGCAGGGGCTCTCGATGCTGGGCGAGTATGCCGTCGACGAGGTCGGGCTGCGTGGGCCGCCGGCCAGCGTCGTGTTTCGCGGCAAGCCCGCGAACATGCGGGCGACGTCGAAGACGCAGCGGTACGGGAGCTGGTCGAACGTGCGGCTGGCCGACATCGTCGGCGACGTCGCGCGCCGCAATAAGTGGGCGGCCGCGTGCGACGTCGATGTGGTGGTGCCTCGCGTCGACCAGTTCGGCGAAAGCGATCTGCATTTTGTGACGCGGCTCGCCCGGCAGTATGGGGCGACGGCGACGGTCAAGGCCGGCAAGCTGATCGTGCTGCCCCGAGGCGGCGGCAAGAGCGCGAGCGGCAAGCCGTTGCCGGTGGTGACCCTGACGCCCGAGCTGCTGCTCGACTATGACATCAATTTCCCTGATCGCGCGAGTTTCGCGGCGGTCCGTACCAAGGTCCACGATCGCAAGACGGGGAAGAAGATCGACCTGACGATTCCCAATCCGGATGCGCCGCAAGGGGCGGCCGCGGTTCATACCGAGCGCCACGCGTTCGCCAGCCCGCAGGCCGCGAAGGCGGCTGCAACGTCGCGGCTGGAAACGCTCAACCGGCACACGTCGACGAGCCGCCTCACGATGCGTGGCCGGGCGGATCTGTCTGCCGAAAAGACAATCGCGCTGAAGGGGTTCAAAGAGGGAGTCGACGGGGAGTTTCTGATCGAGGCGGTCGAGCACACGTTCGCCTCACGGGGCTGGATCACGGTGGTGACGTTGAATGGAGGGAACAAGGGCAAGGCGAAGGTCGGGCACAAGAAGAAGTCGGGCAAGAAAATCGATCTGGTGGTGCCGGCGCCGAAGTAGTGCGCCGCGCGAGACCGATGCAGGCCGCTCACGGGCAACCGGAGCGGCCTTTTCTTTTTTCAACGGGGGTGGGATGGGTGACGAGAAGCAGGAGGGGCTGGCGGTGCAGATTGCCACGCTCACGCAGCAGATGCGATCGGTCGCGGCGAGCGTGGAGGACATCAAGCGCTCGGTGCAGCCGTTCGCGGATCTCGATCGCGGGTTCGCCGAGATGCGCGTGCGTGCCGAATCGGTGCGCGAGGACGTCGGGCTGCTGTGGGCGAGGTCGCAGGCCGAGGAGCGGGCACGCCTCGACCAAGCCGGCGATATCGCCGAGGTGGACCGGAAGGTCGATGCGATGAGGAACCGGGCGACGGGCGCGGTCTGGGTGCTCGGCATCGGCCTTGGGGCAGTGCAAGCCTTCGTCGTCGGCTCGATCGTCTGGGTATTCACGCACGTCAACGAGGCGGACGTGCTTAATCGACTGCAACAGCAGCGTATCGAAACGCTGGAACTGGCCATTGGCCGAGGGGGAAAGCCATGAATGTCACGGCGAAGATCGACGCGCTGATCGGGCGCGAGGGTGGTTTTTCGAACGATCCGAACGATCGCGGGAACTGGTATCTGGGCAAGCTGGAAGGGACGATGTGGGGCGTCACCGCCGCCGAGGCGCGGGCGAACGGCTACCTCGGTGTGATGAAGGACATGCCGCGTGCGACGGCCGTCGCCATCTACGCGTCGCGCTACTGGTCGCGGCCGAAGTTCGACCAGGTCGACGCGATCTCGACGACGCTGGCCGAGAAGCTGTTCGATATCGGCGTCAACGCGGGACCGGCCACCGGGGTGAAGTTCATGCAGCGGGCGCTCAACGTGCTGAACCAGGGCGGCAAGGCGTTCCCGGACATCGCGGCCGACGGCGGTATCGGCCCGATGACCCTCGCCGCGCTGAAGGCGTTCCTGCAGCAGCGAGGCGCGGACGGGCATCGCGTGCTGTACGGCATGATCGCCGCGCAGCAGTCGGTGTTCTACATCGAGCTGGCCGAGCGCCGCCCGGAGAACGAGGCGTTCGAGTATGGCTGGCAACTCAACCGTGCGCTGGGGGTGTAAGCATGTTCGACATTCTGAAAACGGTGGCGCCCTGGCTCGTTACGGCATTGACGGGAGGCGTGCCGGGCGTGGCGGCGATGGCCGCCTCGGCGATCGCTGACCGGCTCGGCCTGGGCGATGGCTCGGTCGATGCGGTGACGTCGGCGCTGGCCGGCCAGTCGGTGACGCCCGAGCAGTTGCTCGCGCTGAAGCAGGCCGACGCGGACTTCGAGCTGAAGATGCGGCAGGCCGGCTTCGCACATGCGGAGAATCTGGCCGGGATCCAGGTGCAGGCCGACAAGATCGCGGCCGACGATCGCGCGAGCGCCCGGCAGTATGCGGCGTCCGAGCACGATCACACGGCTCGCAACCTGGCCTACATGTACACGGTGGCGCTTTTCGTGGTGATCGGGCTGGAGTTCTATCTGGCGATCGGCGAGATCCGGATGCCCGATGTCGTGAAGAGCACGCTCGACACGCTGCTCGGCGTGCTGATCACGATGGTGATCGGCTCGAAGGAGTATTTCTTCGGATCGTCGTCGCGGGCGGATAAGCAGACGGCGGAGATCACGCGTTTCGCGGTCTCGCCGGACATTACCGTGAGTGCAGGCGTGGCGCGAGGAGGGGAGACGGACAAGTCACTTTGATCGCGCGCAAGCGCTGAGGAAGAACAGGGCGGCCGGTTGACGTGCGCGAACACGTCGGCCGGCCGCCTTTCCACTGTGTAGGCCAGTGAATTAGCCAAGGCCCTGTTACCTACCGGTAGGCGGGCCGGATTCTACACCAAGTTTAAAAAAGGCTTTCACAATGGCGGAACCCATCATTCCCTGGCTCGGCGGCAAGCGTCGTCTGGCCGACATCCTGATCCCCCGTTTTCCGGCGCACGAGTGCTACGTCGAGGTGTTCGCGGGCGGGGCGGCGTTGTACTTCCTTCGGCCGCCGGCCAAGGTCGAGGTGATCAACGACATCAACGGGGAACTGATCAACCTGTATCGGGTGGTACAGCACCATCTGGAGGAGTTTGTCCGGCAGTTCAAATGGGCGCTGACGAGCCGGCAGGTGTTCGAATGGCTCAAGCAGACGGTCCCGGAAAGTCTCACCGATATCCAGCGCGCGGCGAGGTTCTACTACCTGCAGAAAAGTTGCTTTGGCGGCAAGCTGGAAGGGCAGACGTTCGGCACGAGGACAGCGGCCCCGCCGAGCTTGAATCTGATCCGCCTGGAGGAGGATCTGTCGGCGGCGCATCTGCGGCTATCCGGTGCGTATATCGAGCGCCTGGATTGGGCCGAGTGCATCGATCGTTACGATCGCCCGCATACGCTCTTCTACTTGGATCCGCCGTATCTCGACACGGCCGGTTATGGCGTTGCGTTTCCGCTCGAGCAGTACGAGAAGATGGCCGAGCGCCTGCGGACGCTCAAGGGCAGGGCGATCGTGAGCCTGAACGATCACCCTGAGATCCGGCGGGTGTTCGACGGATTCCATATCGAGATGGTGCCGATCCAGTACACGGTTGGCCTGGAGACAGCGAGCCGCCATGAGGTGATCATTTCGAGCTGGGACGTCGGCGCCGAGCCGGCGGGGTTGTTCTAAGGCGTTGCGCTAGCGGGGCGGCCCGCTAGCGCAATCCCGCTATGCTTGCACTCGACGGGTTCGAGCGCGGCCGATTGCGACGTTCGCGATCCAGACGAGCAGGCCGCAAACGATGATTGATGCGATCAGTATCGCCAGCATGCCAAGCGTGGGCAGGTCGTCAGGGTTCGCAAGTTCTTCGCGGCCCGTTATGTGCAGCAGCACGCGTAGCGCGTGATCCATCCACTCGGGCATGTTCCCAGCCTGGCTGATGATGAACGTTCCGAGTATCCACCCGCCGGCCAGCGTGACAACGATGTTGAGCGTGATCAGTCCGATCTTCTTCAT